AGTTTCTTCATTATAGATGCGTCAATTTTCTCACTTTTTGGGCCATTTTTGATAGTTTTTGGCAGTTTTTGGGCAGTTTTTGATAAAAAATGACCACTTTTTTGTGGCCAAATTTTCTACTTTTTTCGTGATTTATTCATGTTTTTTGCAAGTTTTGGAGTAAATTTCCTGTTTAAATTATTTTGAGTACGAGTCGCTGCTTTTAGATTGCTAGGTCTGTTGTCTGCTCTATTGCGATTTTTGTGATCTAACTCGTTTTTCACAGGTTTTCCTGTAGTCATTTCTTTAATGATCCTGTGGACGTAAACCGCTTTGCCATTTATGCGTACAGTTTTGTAACCATCGCCATGATTAGTTCCTGCTTCAGAACCAGCAGCTTGACGTCCTCTGGCTTGTTTCCAGTAAAGTTTCCCATTCTTGTGGGTAAATAGCTCTTTATATTTCATTGATAAATTCCTTGTACGGGCTTTGTGGATAAAAAAGTCACCCCCGAAGGGATGACTGTAGAGTTTTTAACGACCAGTGCCGTTTTCTTTATTTATGCCGTTTACTCCACTAGCAATTTGTGGCAGCATTTTATAAATTTCACCTTTAGTTTGGCGTGATATGTCTCCAGTAATAGAAAGATTTATATTCTGAATGTTTCCACCGCGACCAGTATCTCTTTTTCCTAGTTTTCCTTTAGGAACAACTAGCTCACCTGGAGTTAGCATAGCAGGAACACTATCTTTTCCAGCAATAGAGCCAGAAGTACTAGGGACGATCCCCCCTTGACTAAACCCAAGGAACTTCATTCCAAGAGAAGCTAAACCGCCGCCCATACCGCCACCTTTAGCGAGACCACCTAGCCAGCTACCGACTCCACCCCCAGCACCACCGAGAAGAGTGCCAAGACCACCGCCTAAGCCACCTCCACCGAGAGTACTACTAAATATACTGGAGATACTGTCTATAAGACCACCAGTCATAGTTCTAAAAGTACCCATTACACTGCCAAAAAGAGTTTCAGTTGGCTTTTTAGCTACACTTTCAGCCCCTTCTGATATACCCCCTTTAAACTTTGTACCCATCTTTTCTCCCAGTTTAAGATGATGATCAGCATCGTCCATAAACAGTTTTGCCATACCAGATTCAATGTTTGAAGTGTCGAAAAAGCCTCCTACAAGACTATCAATGGCATTGTCCATTATTTGTCCAGTAAAATTGTCAACAACACTATCAAGTATGGTTGAGAAATCACCAGTTCTAAAAGCATTCTTTAAAGAGTCTGCAAAGTTCTGTCTAACTTGTGCGGCTTGTTGTGCAAAGATTTCTTTTCTTTCTTCAAGTTCCAAGTCTGCAGCAGATTTTTGGCCTCTTACTAGCTTAGCGGTTTCTTCTGCATTTAAACCCAATACATAGGTTGCCCGTTCTAACTGAGTTAATGTATCAAAAAGTCTAGCAGCGCTAACCGTATCTCCTTGACTAAGTTGAAAATCTATTTCTCGAATAGCTTCTTTAGAAATACTAAGTTTAGTTTTTGATATATTCTTTGTAGCAGCAGCTAGCTTTGCATTACCGTGAAAAATTAGTTCAGACGCACTTAAGTGGCGCAGGGCTGCCTCTGACATTATCAGTATCTCTTCTGAGGTACGTCTACTTGTAACCGAGTTTTGATAATCAATGTCATCGTGAGGGCCACCGTGTTGTAAACCAATAGGCTTTAATCCTTGGTTCATACGAGCAAGGTAGTTAGGGCCAAACTTACGAACAGCCTTAGCATTCATAACAAACTCGTTCCTAGAAAGCATTGCAGGAATGTCATCCGAAGTTTCGGTTCCTGGACCCTGAACTAAGCCACCTGTTGCCATTCCATTGGCTTTTTCCGCTTCTCGTCTAGCTGAAAGTTGTTCACGGGTTGGCATAAATCGCCCATCACCTCCATCAAGAGTAACTTGTTCTACTCTTTGTTTTATTTCCTTTTTCTTTTCAGTAAGACCTTCAAAGAAAGAAGTTATTGCATCAGCAGTTCCGTTTATTCCATTAGAGATACCAATAAGAGTATTTGTAAAAACAGAGTTAGTTGCATTACGTTCTTCCTTAGTTGGAAGACTTCCTGCAATAGCCAAAAGTTGCTCATTCATTAAATTAAGAGCTTGAGCACGAACATCACCTGCAGAAACCATTGCTAAAATGCGTTCTTCTTTTGCAATTTCATTAATAAGAGTTAATCGTTGCAATTCTTTTAATGCAACAGCATCGTTTACAACCTTTGCCAGCTTTTCATTTTGTTTTTGCTGGCTTTCTTCTTTAGCACTGACAGGTAATTTACCATAATACTTGATAAACATTGGTTCATCGCCGCCAGGAGTCTTGTTTATTACTTCAGCCTCTTGAGCTTTTCTATCAGCTTCTATTTTCTCTGCGGCTAACTTCCACTCAGGGGTTACTCCAACAAGTTCCATAATCGCAGCAGTAAGGCCATCAAACTTTACCGTTGTATTAAATTGTTCTGACAAACCGTCTTTCATTTCTCCTAGAAAGGCTTTTACACCTAAAAGCCCCGTAGCAAGTTGATCTATAAAGAAAGTTACACTACTGCCAAGAGCAGTGTTAAGTTCTTGTCCAATATATACCCCAAGAGCAGCTATGTCTGCAAATACTTGAGGGCTAGTCCACATTTCATAAAGCAAGGTTGCTGCAGCAGCAAGAGGAACTACAAACGGAGCAAAAGGACCAGACATGCTTCCTGATACTATTGATGCAGTAGTTACGGCAACTACAAGATTTTGAAGAGCGTCTGCTGCACCGTCAATATCGTCTTTGTTAAGTGTTTGAGACTCAAGCAGTGTAATCTTAGGATTTGTTGGGCTTACTAGTGGTTGTGTAGTGATTTCGTCATTTTTATCAGCCATAGTTTTAAAGGCTTCAGAGGCAAAGTTAATCGCCATGTAAGCAGCAAAACCTTTCGCAGCTCCCTTAGCCATTCTAGTACCAAGCTTTTCACCGCGTTTTTTTGCGTTTTTTGATGTTTCTGAATCATCCCCAGTTTGTCTGTTCACAGACCTATCAATAGCAGAGCTAACTTGATTACCATCATCAAACGGGTTCATTACTTCTAAAAGAGCATCTTTTAAGCTTTTTGCTAACTTTGGAAAAATAAGCCCAATACCTGCTGCCCCTAGTAAACCAATACCAAGATTAGTTGCAAAATTAATTCCTGTATCCATTGCAGCTTGAATAAGCGTATTGTCTGACAAAAACTTTTTAACCATTGGGCGAGGATCCCCAATACCCAAGTCAGGATCTATTGGTACCATTTCTTCGCCAAAAAGACCTTTTCGCATTCCCCTTGCAGCAGCAGTCATAGTTTTATTTAAACCTGCTATAAAGTTTTCAACATAACTAGTGTCTGCTTCACCGTCACCAAAAGGTAAAAGTTCTCTTATTATACTGCCAACACCTTCTGCGGTATCTTCTATTGTATTGTTTACAGCAGTACTATTAAGTCCTGCAGGAAGTAATGCTAGTTTAATTGGGAAGGTTATTGCATTTTTAAGACCAAAAGAAGCGGCAAAAACAGTAGCTAAAAATCCTGCGCCTTGAAGTTGTTTAACATCAAACCCTGCAAGAGTATCAAATACTTGTTTACCAAATTCTTGACCTGCTTTAGCCATATCACCAAAAAAGACAGTAATCCTCATTTGCTTTTCTGAACCTAGAACTTTTAAATTCTCTAAAAGCACCTCTGCTTCTGGTGTTATTTCAAACATGTCTGAAAAGCTAAACAAACGCATTCTATTCATAAACTCTGTAAGCGAAGCTACTCTTTTACCAGTAACGTCTCCTCCTGACCCAACGGTTTCAACCATAAAGATGCTATCTAAAATTTCTTTAAATCTAGACATAGCCGCACTTGCTCTGTTAAACTCTTCAACAAAGCCAGTCGCAAAGGGAGTTAAAACTTTTTGTTGCGGCCTAAAACCATCATCAGGAGGATTATTTGGATCTGGATTATAAACAACAAAATCAAGAATAGAAGTTTTAAGACTGTCTATTCGATTATCAGCGTTTATTAAATACTGCTCGATTGCCTTTACGTAAAGGGCTAAAGGGCTATCAACAATATCTGTATCCATACCTCCAGGTCCAACCGCAACAGTAGTTGTCATAAGAGCTACTTTAAAGCTCTCCCAGTCTTCTTTAACCTTATCTAACCGTTGACCAAGTTTTGTACGTACTCGGTCTTTACCGCTTTTAGCCTTCATTTCTTCAGGAAGCTCTATTTCTAAAGCAAACAAGTTTTTAATCCTATCCATAGTATTAGATAGACCAGTAAAAATAAAACCAAATTTTTCGTTAAATTTATTACCCCAAGAAGTTAATTGTTCGTCAAGAAAAGTTTGCCCTGCTGCCCAGTCTCCCGCTAAGTTATCAAAGAATTGACCCATAGGGGTTCTATAAGTTTCACCGTTAGTGCTTCCAGCAAAATCAGAAGGCAACTCTAAATCTAAAGCAAAAGTCTGGGTAAGCTTAGACCAACTGCTTCTAACACTTTGCCAAAGACCAGAAAAAACACTTTTGATTTTACCTATCCAAAGACCAATGGTGCCTAAGGCTTCATCTCTACCATCGCCCCACTTATCAGAGTTAATTCCCTCCTTACCCCAAATGTCTTTCCAAGGAGATCCTAAAAATAAATATTTATATAGTGAGTAAAACAAACCAGCAATGCCTGACGTAGCCTCCCCATTTTCAGAGATGCCAAGCCATGACTTAATCCTTGCAGTAACACCATCTAGAGTCCCTTCGGGCATAAAAGTAGAAAAATCAAAGGTAGGAAGTTTAAAGTCACCTGTCAAGTTAGGCATAGTTAGTGTGCTAATTTCAGACAAAAGACCTTTAGTCGAGTTGTATAATTCTGTAACTTTGTCGGAAATAGGGGTTATAAACTCTTTAACAGGAGTAAAAGCGTCAGTAAACACTGATTTAACTGTTTCTTTAAACTCTAAGAAAAATCGTTCTGTTTGTGACATAAAAATCAAAATTCGGAGTTTTGCTAAGTTAAAATAGTAGTCTGCTTTATCAGCAACAAATTTAAAAACAGTAGTAAGACCTAGTAAGTCTTCTTTAATAAACTTCGTAACGCCCGTTATTTCGCCAATCTTTTTAAGCGCTCTAGCAAACTGATCCCCCATGAGAGCAGTTAATTGAGTTATGGTTACTTCCGTAAGAGCAAATTCGTTGTTTAAAGCATCAGTAGACTCTAACAAAGCACTAAAAATAGCGTCTCTAGTTAAAAGACCATCAAGCATAGCTTGTCGCAAATTGTCAAGAGGTATTTTCATACCATCTGCAATGGCCTTTGCAAGCCTTGGCATACCATCAATAATAGAGTTATATTCTTCTGCTCGAAGTACACCCCCAGTTAAACCCTGACCTAACTGTCGTATTGCTCTTTCAGCTTCAATAACAGTAGCACCAGAGATAGCCGCTGCCTTTTGAATATTTTCTACGACTTGCACCATATTGGCTGTCGATGCCTTGTCGTTCATTGCCATTGCAAGTCTATTAAAGGTCAAAGTTACGTTAGCAATAGGGGATCTAGTTGCTACAGAAACCTCCCGAAGTCTGTTTAACATGCCTGTGACGTTTTGACCCGCTGGCATAACCACTTTTAAACTGTTTTCTAGCTTAATAATTGAATCAGACGCTCGACTTATACTTTTAGTAAAGACAGAAACACTTGCCATTGCACCTAAACCAATAGCTAACCCGTTAAAAAGTTTTTGCATACCTGAAGTTGATTTTTCAATACCTTTTACTGAGGCACCAAGTTTAGCCATTTCTGATCTAGCTTGTGTTGTATCGGCGTTTACTTTAATATTTACACCTGTCATGGCGTCTCTCCTTTAAATAAAATAGCCCCTAATGTATTCTCGATTATGAGAAGCCATCAGGGGCAAACTTATTTAGGGTTTGAGTAGTCCCACAGTCATTAAGACTTGTTCAATGAAAAACTTAGGGGCTTGTTTACTGTGTCCGTTGTTTAGTTCTGGAACGTATTCTACAGGGTTAATTATTTCACCCCCGCGAGGATGTTTACTAAAGAAAGCAGTATCTTTCTTGTTGTACCAACCTTTACGTGCCTTACCTGTATCAACAGGGGTGACTCGCCGCAAGGCTTCTGTAGCAAAGTCCATTTTTTCGTGAAGACCCATAGTTCCTTTTTCAAGAACTTCTTCTTCAATGTCTCGCATAGTTTCTTTAAAATTGACTACTTTGAGGCTGAATTTATCCACGGTGGTGTCCAATCTTCTATATCGCCGCCTTTGGCTTTTAACATTTTAGCAAGAAATACTCCTTTTGGAAGAGCTTTAACTTCGGAAGGAATATTGTCAGCTAATGCCTTTAAGGTTGGAAAAATCCTTTCTTGAGGTTCTTTAACCCCTTGAACAGCTAATCCCAAGTAAGCCCGTTGATCTTCTCTCCAACCAACAGGTCTTTGTTTAAAGTAAGAATTCCACTTAACATACTCACTGTGTGGCATTTCTTCTAGCATCTTGTAAACAGGGATACCTAGGAAATAAGCCATTTCATAAAGGTTTAGCTCGTCTGGGGTGAGTTTCCCACCGCTGCGGCCTCTGTAGTATCCCCTAGACCTGATATACTCAGAACTCTAGTAGAAAGTTTAGTAAGCTCTCCTAGCGGAAGGCTATCAAAATCTTCGTTAGTCATGTCTTCAGCACCAACTACTGCCATTCGAAGGACGTCTTTCATCAAGTTAATTTGAGCCGTTTCAGACTTTGATTTGTTTGACTTTTTAACTAGTTCTTGAATTTTAAAAACAGAACTAATGCTTAACTGACGGACATCAACTTCTTCCCCCATAAAAGGAATAGACTCTGTAATTTCTTTATTTACAAATTGTTTCATTTTTTTTTCCTAACTTACTCTAATTTTTCTTTATCAGTAAACAAATGACTATTTTCTTCTTGAAAGTCATCCATTATTTTTCGTACTGTATGTAGAACTGAAAGTGTTTCCATAATTTCTTTACCAGTGTCAGAATCATTTTCAAAGTCTTGAAACCTTTCAAAACTTTTACGAATACTAATATCTACACTACGTCTCATATGACGAAAAGTAGTTCTCATAACAAAACTTTTACTAAAAGGCTTATCCATATATAATACTTTCTTAGGGGGATCATCATAAGCGATCTCTATTTTTAATTAGGGGTTCCCTATTGCAGAGAACCCCTTAGTTATATCTTTTACTTAGTAGACGGTCCAATAAAGTCAGACTGAGTAGACAAAGTAATAGTTGCTGTAGTAGCATCTGTCAAGCTTGCGTTTACCAGAATAGCTTCAATCTTACCTTTAAAGAAGAAAGAAGTATTCGCAGTTGTAAATGCTGTGTTAACACGCTCGTCAAGAGTACAAGCTGCAGCCGCCATCATAAAGCGGAAAGCAATTTGAGTACCAATAAGAGCGTGAAGATCTGCCATTTCAGTGGCATTATAGTTAACAGTCACTTCAAGACTAGGCGCGTCAGCCTGACCTTGAACCTGTGAAGATGTCTTTTGACCATAAACAGGAACGTTAACAATATTTGCAGGAGTACCGATTGAAGGAAACTCACGTACCGAAGGAAAAGTTAGATGAGTATCAACACCCGTAACTTGTCCATCAGCAGAAGTCGCGGTTCCAGGGGTGGAGCCTACAAAAAGTGCTTTCATTTCTGCATCGGTATCTGCTGCAGCTAAACCAGAAGCAGCGGTGTACATGTCGAGGTAAGTAAAAATACCTGCGCGTAAGTCGGAAATATGTGCCATTTATTTTATTCTCCATATGTGTTAAATGGTATTACGTATTGCGCTGTATAAAGCGCGGAGTTAGCCGAATCAAGACCCCCTATCTGAAGATAAGAAGTTCCAAGCTCTGGGCCGTTAGATAATTTTTTATTAGCAAGAAGTATATCTAGTATGTCGGCAATTGCCATTATTCTAGACTGTCCTTCTCCTGCCTTTACATAAATTGATACAATTATAGATCCTGAAAAAGTTTTATTACCCCCAAAAGTATTAGCGGCAGTAGCAGGTAGAATATTTAACCTACAAAACTCATTTTGATTAGTGATAGTTCCTTGATAATTATCAGGGTAAATTGTAATGTTATGACTAGTCCAAGAGGAAGTTGTAAACATTAGCTCAATAGCGTTTTTTAAACTAGCAAAAGTCATATTGCTTCCTTCACTAAGTTAAGCTCTATTGTATAACCGTTATCTGTAGAACCTGTTATATTGTAAAGAATTCCTTTAACAAGCAAAGTGTCATAGACATCTACTGTTACTCCTGATTCTATTATCCCAATTAATTTAGAACCGCCTCTACTAGAGCTACTAGTAGAAGTTATAATTGCTTTAACAGGAATAGCTGATATGCTAGAAGAGACTTGCCCTGAAGAAAAACTATAACTGGTTACAGTTTTATTTCCTAAAGTTGCTGAAACTGCTAAATCACCAACACTTGAAAAAGCTTTTTTTACTGCCTTATTAAGTGTAGCTTTTATACTCATTAGTTAGCCCTCCACCAACTTGAACCTGTTCCAGAAGCATAAGCCTTATTTAACAAAGGTCTAATTTTCTTTAAAACTAGAGCAGGTTTTACAGGAATATTCGGAGTAGAATCTGAGTCTGAAATAGAAATAGAACCTACAGAAATAGATTCAAAAGTTTGACTTTTTCCTTGAAGAAGATCTTCATTATCAATTAAATGTAATGCTTGCTCGTAGACAGCTTCTTTAACTTGATCAGGAATTATAGTATTACCGATAGTAACATTAAGACCTAATCTTGTGTCGTTATAAATTGCATTATTACGAGGCCATGCCAAAGCTTGAGAGGAACTAACCACAGAACCAATCCACGCGTGATCATCTACTATAGCTGTAGCTGTTACTAACGCTGCTTCTTGAACTGATTCAATAGCGGCAGTCCAGTTAGCACTATCAATTCTAGTTGTAAAGTAAGTGTTAGCTTCAATTAAAGTTACATAGCTGTTTGTGTTTACAGTTAGTGTCATTAGTTCCTCCGAGATCTATATTAGGAGTGGAAAATGGGCAGAATGTCCAAGTTCAACGCAGCTTGCTTACGAGTATAAGAAGCAGCAGCACCAAGAGTTGCATTAGTCGCAAACGCGTTAGTAGCGCCTGACCAGTCGTAACCATTTGGATGCATGATAAAGCCGTAACGATACCAAATGTTAGTTGAACCACCACCAGTATAGGAGGCTGCATCACGGTCTACTTCTACAGGAGTAGGAACGCTTACAGGAGCCGCTGTAACAGCTGCAGGGTTAATAACAAAAGTACACTTGTCAGAACGAGCATTCAAGTCGCCAGAAGCTGCACCAGAAATCATTTGATTAGCGCGAGTCATAATCAGACGGAATTTGCCACCAAAGATTGTGTTAAAGTTCAAGTTGCCGTCTTGTACGCGAGTTTCGTCTACCAAGTTAGCAGCACGCATTTCTGCCATTTGCTCTGGTGAAGTTACAAGATACATGAAGTCAGCTTCATAGTCTTTCATACCTGCGCCAATAGCGCGGAAAAGACGCTCACCGCGAGCAGCACCAGCAGCAGACGAATCAAAAAGCTTACGCTCATCACCAGCGCCAGTAGCGGCTGCACCAAAGAGACCTAGTGCGTTAATGTCAACAAAGTGACCAGTTGCAGAGGCGTCACCATCTGTATCGAAGGCAATATAACCACCGTTACCAGAACCGCCTTTGTCGCCCAAAGTAACTTCGCTAAGAGCGACACCTTTGAGAACTGACAACAAAGCGTTGTGCTCGTCTTGTGCACGTACTTCAGCAAAGTCGCGAGCAATTTTTGCTAGACCGTCTTGCTTCGATACAACTTCTTGCATGTTTACTTGTTGCGCACCAAAAGTACGAACAGTTTTAACATAGTCAGCAATGTCGGTTGTGACATCTGTGTAAGTACCGTCTGTTGCGCTTGAAAGCGAAGCAACGTTTACAGTTGCAGACAGTGGTTTGTAGTAACGGAACTGACCAATAAAGCTTTCACCATCAGCAGTAATGTCAGCGCGATTGCCTACAATACCTGTTGAGTTTAGCTTCTTTTCAGTGGTGTAAGCTTCATCGCTGTAAGCGGAGATAGCAAGAGCCACATTTTGAAATGCAGTATTTGTAATAGCCATTATTTTATTCCTTTATAGAACTATTAGATGTTAAATGAACCCAGCTGGCCTTTTTCGGCTGCTGCGAGCATTTCTGAAGTAGACATTTCTGATAAAGTTTTCTTTTGAGAAACGTTAGAAACACCTGCGTTGTTAGCCGCGCCAGATCCAGTATTGGATTTAACACGGAATAAGAAAGAGTTGTCTTCACTCTTAGAGTATCCAGCGACAAAATCGTCTATAGAAGTACCAGAGCTGTGTTTCCACCCTCCGTCTTCAGTTTGAGATAGTTGCTCAACAATGTCTTTATAAGCCATTTCGCGACTACGATCATTTTTAAAGTCTAACCCCGCCAAAGCGTTCTGTAGAACACTATCACGGTTTAGTTTTGTGTTTTCCGCTTGATAAACAGACAGCTTAGCTTCAAGATCAGCAATTTTCATTTCTGCTACTTCTTGTAGTTTGCCATCTTTTTCCAACTGAGCAATTTTTGCTGCTTTAGCATCTGCTTCCATTTGGTTTTTAACTTTTAAAGCTTCATCACGTTCTTTAGACATACGATCCATGTTAGCTTTCATCTGTGCAAGGCGTTCTTGAACAGCGGCTTCCACTGGATCAACCGTCTCAGAAGACTCTGTAGCTTCAACTTCAGGAGTTTCTACTTCAGGGGTTTCTGTTTCAGTTGTTTGTACTTCTTCAATGATTTCATCAGGCATAATTTTTTCCTTTCAAGCACAGCTTGAGGTTACAGTTTAAGCGAAGGAACATCCTTCTTAGTTAGTTTGCTATTACAAGTCACAGACTTAGTAAAAGTTATGGTCCAATTCCATACCAGTCTTCACCCTCTTTAATAGGTGCTAGTATTTCCTTGCGAGTAATTTTATTTGGTGGATCTATCAACCCTTGCTTTTTAGCAAGTGCTAGTAGTTCCCTGTATTTTTTCCAAGACAGTCCTTGCTTTCGCATTTCTTTGAGTGTCTTACGTATAGTGTCTCCTCCAAGAGCATCTGCATAGATGGTTCTTAAAGCTTGTTTTGCGTCTTCAGCATGTCCTATGTTTGTGAAAAAAGCATCGTGAATGGTACCAGTACCGATATTCTTTTTCCTACCCCATAGGTGAAACTGTCGAACTAACACGGCATCATTACTATGATTACCGTTTACACCTAACCCAATCGCAGCGTCTTGAATAGAAGACTTGCCTAAAAGCTTACCGTCTTCTGCTGCTGCTTCGTAGATGTTTGCTACTTTACGACCCGAAACTGGGTCAGTAAATTCTATCCGTTCCTGAATTTTAGGACGGTATCTTTGTGTCATAATTTTTCCATCAAAAGTAACCCAAGGTATGTCTACTTTTTTAGTATCAGCAACATAAGTTCTTGCAGCTGTTTTCCAAAAATTAATAAACTCATTGGTTACAGGCGCACGACTTGCAAGATGTTTTGACATAATTTTAGACAAATCTGAAAAGTCTTTTGGAGAAATAACCCCTTGTCTTGCATTAGTAATTTTATTAACAAAAGTTGCTGTATCAGGATGAATATCTGCTGCTTGTTTTAAAAGCTCTCTTCCAACAGGAGTGTTTTTGTTTACTAACTCTACTAACTCAGACCTAAAAGCTTTTAAATCATCTACACTAGCAGTAGCACCTAGTCTGTTTGCAACCTTTATTTTACCATCTATTATTCTAAGTTGTTCGTTAAGAGATTCTTTAGTAATACTAGCATAGCCTTTTTTATCAAGAATTTTAGCCATCCATTTTGAAACAGTTGCAGAGCGCGTAGCGTCTCCAGCACCATAAAAGGCTACCATGTTTTGAAATTTAGATCCTTTTGCAAGATCTTCCCAAGTTAAGCCAGCATTTCTTAACGAAGGTATTTTAAGAAACTCTGGATCATTAATAGTGTCCATCGCAATAACATCATAAAGTCGATTTTTCTTTGGAGTTGCTAAAACATTACTTAACATAGAGATTTCTCTATTACCAGTTGAAAGGCCAATAATCTGTGCCCCGCTTGATGAAGCATCGTTTTCAATCATTAACCTTGTTTTGTATTTTGCAAGTTTAGATGCAGTAAAGTCTCCACCTGTAGCATCGTATACACGTTTGTACTCTAAAGCCATTCTAGCCATTTTAGGAACTTCTGGACCTTCTAAACCTTGTATAAGAGGATGTTCTAAAAACTGCCGCATACGTCTGTCACGTTGCGTTGTTGATTGAAGGATTCCTCCAAGATCTCGCAAAGCCCGT